AAGGGAAAGAGTGGGATAAACTGAGCTAATCATGGATGGAATGTTGTTTTGGAACATAATAATTAGTTTGGTATTTGCACCAATCTTTTATACGATTAAGACTCATGCTTCAGAACTACAAAGACAGAACATTTTAATTAACAGAACACGAGAAGAAGTAGCTAGAGAATATCTAACAAGAAATGAACACACCATTGAGTTTCAACGATTAATAGATAAAATAGATAAACTTGATGCTAAAATAGATAAACTAATAACGAATTAATATGGCAGAACCAACATACGATCCATACGCATACAGCGACATAGGCAGAAGAGCATTAGGCGGAGAATATATTAATTCTATGAATTTCTTTTGGTTTGATCCTGTAACTGGAGAAGAAGGACAAACTACAGAAGGATGGAGTCGTGTACCCGATTCTGCAAAGCCATATACTTATTTAGAACCAGGCTCAAGAAACGAAGCTAGAAATACTTTCTATGAAAGCGGTGCTGCTTTTGGTGGGGCTGGCGGATTAGGTGGAGTAGGCGGAGCGGGCGGTGGTTTATTAAGCGGTCAAGCCTATGCACAACAAATAGCGGGTGGTATGCCTTTCGAACAAGTAGTAGCACCTGGTATGAGTTTCTCTCCAGATCAACCTATGGGTTATCTTGCAGAAGGAGCTACACCTTTTGAATCTAGACCTGTTGTTGGTCAACCAGTACCAGAACCACCGACCTTTTTTCCAAGCGCAGAAGACCCTTCTGTTGGAATGACAGGAGTAGAATTAGGTTTACCAATGGGAGCTGGAACACCAATGCCAGCTGGAACTACATTTGAAGGTGAGCCAATAAGGATGCCAGCACCATCGGTTATGGGAAGTCCATTGCCTTTAGACATAGATATAGATGAACTGTTAAAAGATATTGATGTAGAACAAGCTATAGAAAACTTGCCTACACCAGTAGCAACACCACAACCAGTCGCAGCTCCAGTAGTTTCTACACCCATAGCACCTCCTGTGTTGCCTGAGATTATTCCAGAAAGACAACCTGTTATGCCTTCTATGCCTATAGTGCCTCCTGTAATGGAAGCACCTACACCTATAGTTGATGTGCCAATGAATTTAGGTTTGCCTATGCTTGAAAACTTAGCTCCAGTTCAAATACCAGAAATACCTTTGCAATTACCACAGATACCACAAACACTTTCAATACCGACATTACCTATGGTTAATCCTCCTGTAATGCAACAACCCATGGTTAATTTAGGAATGAGTCCTACTAACCCAGTTTTGAGTATTGATAATATTGTTTCACCTATAAGACAAGGAAGTCCAAGAGCACTACTAGGAACACTCTAATGCCTACACACGAAGAAGTTGTTAAATCAGCTGAAGCTGAAAGAATACTTGAATCAGACGTTTTTCAAGAAGCACTACAAAACCTTAAAAGCGAATACATGCAAGCATGGATTAATTCCAGAAGACCCGAAGATGTTCAGGCTAGAGAAGGTTTACACAAGTCTATATTATTAATACCAGAAGTAGAAAAGCATCTGCGTATCATTGCAGAAAAAGGTAAGCTAACCAGAGCTAATATAAATAAAGTTCGTAACATCGGTTAAGACTTTCCTTTTTCCTAAAAATTCATATAAAATACTTATAAATACATATAAGGAGTATTTATACATGAGCAACAACGGAAAACCGACTGCCCTACAAACAGACTTAGAGAACACTACTTTCGCTTTTGAAAGTTTCTTAACTCCTGAAGAGGAAAAAGTTGTAGAGACAGAAGAAACAGAAGTAGATGTCATTGAGGAAGAAGAACTCCCTGAAGCAGCCGAACTTCAATTAGAAGAAGCTGAAGAAGAAGAGGACTTTGAATACGATGACGAAATTGATGACGAAGAACAATTAGAGGTTGAAGAAGAACAAGAGCAACCCGCTTTATATACCATCCGAGTTGATGGACAAGAAGTAGAGGTCACGCTTGAGGAACTCCAAAACGGATATTCACGTCAGCAAGATTACACACGCAAAACTCAAGAGCTGTCTCAACAAAGGAAAACTATTGAGCAACAGCAGAAGGAGTTAGCGGAAAGAGATGCTATTTATGCACAGCTGTTACCGAAGATGGAAGCCCAAATATCGGGCGAATTAGGCAACGAGCCAGATTGGAACCAGTTGTATGAAGATGATCCCGTAGGTTATGTTCGTGAAAAGCAACTCTGGGATGATAGAAAAGAGAAATTAGCTGCCGCTCAAGCTGAACAGCAAAGGCTTCAACAAGAAGCGTTTACTCAACAGCAACAGCAATATGCACAGATGGTGCAAGAAGGACAGCAAAGACTTTTGGAAATCGTACCAGAATGGCAAAATCCTGAGACAGCGCAACAGGAAAAGCTAGCGATTCGTGAATATGGCATTAACGTTTTGGGGTATTCACCTCAAGAGATGGATTCTGTATACGACTACCGAGCATTACTTGGTTTAAGAAATGCGTGGCTTAACAGTAAAACTGTTGAGGCCGTAAGAAAGAAACCAACGCAGAAAGCGAAAGCTCGTGTTGCAAGACCTGGTACAACGAACCGACCAAAATCAGTAGCCCCTGTGAAAAAAGCAAAACAGGTTTTAGCAAAATCTGGCAAAGTCCAAGATGCTGCTAAAGTTTTTGAACAAATATTAAAGTAATTTAAAGGAATATATTATGGCTAAAGTAACTAATGCTTTTGACACATATACGGCCACAGCTGATAGAGAAGATTTAAGTAATATCATTTACAACATCTCTCCGATGCAAACTCCGTTTATGTCCTCAATCGGAACAAGAAACGTAAAAAACGTAGTTTTTGATTGGCAAACTGAATCATTACCAACTCCTAGTGGAACTGGTCAACTTGAAGGTTTTGAACTTTCAAGAGCTGCCTCTACCGCTACTGCAAGAGTTAGTAATGTATGTCAAATCTCATACAGAGATGCAACTGTAACAGGATCGCAAGATGCTTCAGATGCAGCTGGTAAGAGATCAGAAATGGCACACCAACTAGCTATCATGGCTAAAGCACTAAAAAGAGATATGGAAGAAGCTCTATCTCAAAAAGGTGCTAAAACAACTGGTAACGCTACTACTGCAAGACAAACTGGTGGTTTCGAGTCTTGGATCACAACTAATGATTCAAGAGGAACTAATGGTGCGTCTACAGGTGGCGGAGCTGCTCCAACAGACGGTACTCAAAGAGCACTTACAGAAACACTTCTGAAAGACGTTCTTGAGTTAATGTTTGCTAGTGGTGCAGAGCCAAATCTTGCTATTTGTGGCCCTCACAACAAGCAAGTAATTTCTGGTTTCACAGGAAGATCGCAAGCTAGACAAATGGTTGATGCTAATACTGTAGAAGCTTCAGTATCTATCTATTCATCTGACTTTGGTGAACTAAAAATAGTTCCATCAAACAGATCAAGAGAAAGATCACTTCTATTAGTTGATCCTGAATTTGCTAAAGTTTCTTACCTAAGAAGCTTCGATACTATCGACATAGCAACAATAGGTGATGCTGAAACTAAGATGATCGTAGTTGAGTATGGACTAGAAGTGAGCAACGAAGCTGCTCATGGTGTAGTTGCAGACTTAAGCGTATCTTAAGAGCTTAAATGAAAGGGGCTAGAACTTTGGTTTTAGCCCCTTTTTTTTATGAATAGTGTTAAAATTTAATAGTTATGGCTAAAAGAACTTTAATTGACAGTAAGATTAACTACTCACACGAATTTGCAACCGAAGATGATAAGGTTGTTTATCACACCCAACAAAATGTTGCACCTGTAATACAGCATTGCAAAACATTAGCAGAACATAAACCAGGTAAAGATTTTCGTCATGTCGCAGAAGTGCCTATGGTAATATATCAAAAGGCTTTACGAGAAGGTTGGGCACAAGATAACAAGAAATGGAAACAATGGCTTAACAATCCAGACAACAAATTATTTAGAACATGGGGCGGTAAGGTATGACGTATGCTGAATTAAAAACAAATATAGCAAGTTATCTAAACAGATCAGACTTAACATCTGATATAGATATGTTTATTGATAACACAGAAGGCGAACTTAACCGTAGGTTACGAACTAAAGATATGATTAAGAGAGCAACTGCTACTGCTGACTCACAATATTTATCTGTACCATCTGATTGGATGGAAGCTATAAACGTAGAAATAACATCTAATAACTTTAGACCTTTATTTCAACAGTCTATTGAATCACTAGATGTTTATAGACAATCAAACAATAATGTAGCGGGACAACCAATCTATTTTGCTTTGGTTGATGATTCTATTGAACTTGCCCCTACTCCAGACACTAGTTATACATTACAATTAACATACTATGGATCGATTGATGCACTTAGCGATTCTAATACAACGAACTTTGTGTCCACAGGACACCCAGACGTTTATTTATATGGAGCTTTAAAACACGCATCAATCTTTTTAATGGAAGATGAGCGAGTGCCATTGTTTACTGCTCAGTTTGAAAAAGCATTAGAAGAAATGCGACTTGAACAAGAAAGAGCTGAGTTTGGTAAAGGTTCTCTGTTACAGAGAAGAAGAACTTATGGCAAAGCTAGGAAAAACATTTATTATTGGAATAATAATTAGGAGTTATTATGGCTGGATTTAGTGATTATTTAGAAGACAAAGTATTAGAACATGTATTTGGTGGCAATGCTTACACAGCACCAGGAACACATTATGTTGCTTTGTATACAGTAGCACCTACCGATACTGGTGGTGGTACTGAAGTAAGTGGTGGTGCATACGCAAGACAAACCTCTACTTTTAACGTATCTGGTACTGACCCAACAACTGCAACAAACGCTGCTGCTGTTGAATACCCTACAGCTACAGCTAATTATGGAACTGTAGTTGCGGTTGGTATTATGGATGCTCTTACAAGTGGTAACTTACTTGCATACGCAAACTTGACTGCTTCAAAGACTGTATCTTCTGGAGACGTATTCAGATTTGACGCTGGCGATTTAGATATTACGTTAGCATAAGACCATGGCCTCAGTAGGCTACGGTTTATACACATACGGGAAGTCCAATTATGGAACTCCCGTTTATCACTTTGGCACAGCCACAATAGCAGAAACATCTTCAGCAACCGCTGTAGGTCGTTTTGTTATTACGGGTGCTGCTACACCAGCTGGCACTTCAGGATTCACCGCAACAGGTAGATTCGTCATTACAGGCGCATCTACAATCGCTGCAACTTCAGGATTCACCGCAGAAAGCTCACTTATACATGATGGTGTAGCTACGATTGCTGCTACCAGTAGCATGGCTGCTATTGGTACACAAATAGATTTAGGAGCTTCCACAATATCGGCAAGTTCTAGCATGACAGCTACAGGAACACAAATAGATCGTGGTGTGGTGTTAGGCCCAGCTATTTCCAACATGACTGCTACAGGTAGATTTACTGTATCTGGTGCTGCGACAAGTGCTGGAGTATCAGGATTTACTGCGGTTGGACATCAAATAGACAGAGGTTCTTCTGCGATAGCACAAAGCAGTAGTTTTTCTGCTATTGGTGGGCTAAAATGGTCTGAGCAAACAGTTCAGGCTGATACTTGGACAGATCAGACGGTTACGACAGAATGGACTAACCAATCTAATCCTTCTACAACTTGGACTAAATTAAGCAAAGACGAAGCAGCTTAAAGGAAAAGAATTATGGCAGATACATTTACTACTAATTTAAACTTAACTAAACCAGAAGTCGGTGCATCGACAGATACTTGGGGAACTAAAATAAATGCCGACCTAGATGCAGTTGACGCAATATTTAGCGTTACTGGTACATCGGTAGCAATCAACTTAGATGGAGCTGTTATTGACAGTTCTGTTATTGGTGGCAATACCGCTGCTGCTGGAACTTTTACTACGTTTACATCTAACGGTATAGACGATAACGCAGATGCAACTGCTATAACGATTAATAGTTCTGAACAGGTTGGAATTGGAACTGCGAGTCCTAGTTATAAACTTACAATTAATAGTGCAGACGAAGATCATATAAGATTAGAAAATGGTTCAGAGTTAGGTTTTATAAGGCTAATGGATACAGGAATCTTAGATTTTTGGGCGCATGGTGACGATGAAATAACTTTCACAAATGGTACAGGTACAGGTTCAGAAAGAATGCGTATTGATTCTTCTGGAAAAGTAGGCATAGGAACTACGAGTCCATCACATCAATTAGATGTAAGGAGTAGTTCAACGTCAGCAGATAATTTTCTTACTATAGGCAATTCAGATAATACAAAATTTTTAGGTTTATATGGTGGAACTTCCTCTAATGCCTTACCTACAGTATACGCAGATTCTACATCAACAGCTTTAAGGTTTGCTTTTGCAGACGATACTGCTTTCAATGGCTTTAGTGAAAAAATGCGTATTGATTCCTCAGGAAACGTAGGTATAGGAACTACGAGTCCTTCAAGAGTCTTACATACCCAAGGTGCATCAGTTTTATTTGGCAATACAAGTGGTGCGCACGAAATTTTATTCGGTGATTCAGCACATAGATATTTCAAACTTTATACACCTTCAAGTCCTGACTATGCATCAATTAGAACAGGCACGACTGATATTTTAGTAGCACACTCTGATGGAAACGTAGGCATAGGAACTGT